AAAAAATATATTATGGCTTGTGATTTAACACTAGGAAGAAAAGAAGTTTGCAAAGACGTTATAGGCGGTTTAAAGGCTGTTTATTTTGTAAACGATGGTGATGCAACTGGGTACACTTATGACGCAACAGATACAGATGTTATCGATGCGGTTGCAGGTACGCCAGTAGCGTTTAAATATGATTTGAAAGGAACTTCAAGTTTTGTGCAAAATATTAAATCTGACCGTAACAACGGAACGACTTATTTTGAGCAAGTAGTTGAGTTGGCTTTAAAAACATTAACGCCAAAAATGCACAAAGAATTGAAGTTAATGGCATACGGTAGACCGCAGGTTATTGTAGAAGATAACAACGGAAATTTATTTTATGCGGGTTTAACTAGAGGAATGGAAGTAACGGGCGGAACGCTTGTAACGGGTGCTGCACTTGGCGATATGTCGGGGTACACAATCACGTTATCAGGTGATGAGCCAGTACCTGCAAACTTTATCGGAGTGAGTTTATCGACTGCAGGTTTTACAGTTACAGCAGGTGCTTAAAACTTAAATTGAACAAACTTAAAAGCGATAGTAACCCTATCGCTTTTTTTAATTTAAAACAAAATACACTTTTTTACGATAATAGGTATATGATGACAGCAAATCCTGACAATGCGTTGCATACTTTTAAATTCATTCCTATTGGAAATGATGTCGCTAGTATTGTAATTAAAAACGTATTAGACAATACAACTTACAATTTTAATAAAAGCCAAATCTATTTACAGAAATATTTTTTTGTGCTTTTAAACGCAGATATGACATTAAGTGTAAATGACAAACTTACATTTGAAGCGTTTAACACGGCAGGGGATTTAGTGCTACACGATATGATAATTTGCACCGACCAAACAATATCAGACTATACAATTAATAAAGACGTTTACACGCAAAGAGTAACGACTAACCAATTTGTAACCAATGAGCAGTAACGTAAGATTTATTCAATTAGAAAGCTACAAAAGTCCAAAGATAACCGAGAGCAAAACAAAAGACTGGGTTGAATTTGGCGATACAAATAATCAGTTTAATTACTTGATTGATTTGTATAATTCAAGCACTACAAATAGCGCAATTATAAACAACTTTGTTAAGTTAGCCTACGGAAAAGGATTGAGCGCAACAGATGGCAGATTACGACCTAATGAATACGCTAGATTTTTATCTTTAGTAAGCAAAGAAACCTTAAAAAATGTAATTACAGACGCTAAAATGTTAGGTAATTATGCTTTTCAGATGATTTATGACGGTCAGAAAAGACTTGTGCAAGTTGAACACGTGCCTTTTCAGTTGTTAAGAGCAGGTAAATGCAATGAAAAAGGCGAAATAGACACGTGGTTTTATTCAGATAATTGGGCAGATACTAAAAAATTCCCACCAAAGCCGATTCCTGCCTTTGGGTTTGGAGGTCAAATACAAATTTTAAAGGGTGGAAATTATACCGTAGGACAAAAATACTATTCAAACGTAGATTATTACGGTGCTTTGCCTTATTGTGTGCTAGAAAAAGAGGTGGCAGATTACTTAATTAACGAGGTGCAAAATTCTTTTAGTCCTACAACGGTTGTTAATTTTAATAATGGAGTACCTGATCCCGAGAAAATGGAGTTAATGGTTGCTGAAACTGAAAGAACATTAACGGGAGCAAACGGTAAAAAGGTAGTAATAGGATTTAATTCAGACGAAACTAAAAAAACCACCGTTGACAGCATACCTTTAAACGATGCACCCGAACATTATAAATATGTAAGTGAGGAAGCAATGCATAAGATTATGCTAGGGCATAATGTAACATCACCTTTATTGTTTGGGATTGCTACAAGTACTGGTTTTTCTAGTAATGCCGATGAATTAAAAAATAGTCATATCCTTTATGAGAATATGACTATCAAACCATTTCAGCAAATGATACTTGACACGCTTGACATTATTCAGATGGAAGCTGAAACGAGTTTAAATTTAATATTTGTTTCTTTACAACCTTTAAGCGTAGATGGGGAACTTACAAAAGCAACACCTGCGCCAACCGCATTATCTAGCGAAGTAGAAACGCCTTTTGAGTTTGCAGACGCTTTAATTAATAAAGGTGAAACTGTTGGTGCTGATTGGATTTTAATTGATGAAAGCGATGTTGATTTAGAACTAGAAAGCGATTTTGATGCCGAGATTCAAAGATTAAACAAAGAACAAAATCCTAGTTTATTTCAAAAGTTTGCCAAAGCAATAACAGCTAGACCAAACAGCAAAAGCGAACAAGATAAAAAAATAGAGGGTTTAAATTTTATCACTCGTTATAAATATACTGGCAGCACAAACCCTCAAAGAGATTTTTGTAAAAAAATGATGTCTACCGATAAGATTTATCGTAAAGAGGATATTGTAAATACAGATAGCAATTTAGTTAACGCAGGATTTGGACACGAGGGACAATCTTACAATTTGTTTCTGTTTAAAGGTGGCGCAAGATGTCATCATAAATGGGTGCGTCAAACTTATGTAAGCGGTGTAAAAGTAGATGTTACAAATCCAAACGCTACAACCATTTCAGTAGCAAAAGCAGAACAAGCAGGATATAGAGTTAGAAACCCAAAAGAGGTAGCAATGATGCCTAAAGATATGCCTAACGAGGGATTTTACCCAAACTAATTAAATTATGGCAATAGCAATTTTTGTAAGTACAGACGATGTTAAAAGATTTACTGCATTAAACGGAAACGTCGATGTAGATAAATTTATTCAGTTCGTTAAAATAGCGCAAGATATTTATATTCAAAATTATCTAGGTACTAAATTATTTAATAAGATTAGTGCCGACATATTAGATAGTGATTTGCAAGAACCTTATTTGTCGCTTGTAAACGATTATATTAAACCGATGGTTATACAGTGGACTATGGTTGAATATTTGCCTTACGCTTCTTATATTATAGGAAATAAAGGATTGTACAAACACGGTGCTGAAAACAGTCAGAACGTAGATAAAAGCGAAGTTGATTTCTTAATTGAAAAGGCCCGTGATACGGCACAACATTATACACGTAGGTTTATTGATTTTATGTGTTTTAATAGTAGTGATTTCCCTGAGTACTTAAATAATTCAAATAACGATGTTTATCCTGATAAAAATGCAGACTATGGCGGATGGTATTTGTAAACGGCAATATGAGCCGAAAAAAGAAAACGTAAAGAAATTAGAAATATTTTTAAAAAAAGTAGAAGATGGCAGGATTAAACTTCCAACATTACAAAGGCGACACGTTTGAAGAAGTAGGCTTTAGAATTAAAATTGATAACGTAGATTTAAATCTTACGGGGTTTATAATTCGTATGCAGTTAAGAACCGAGTGCGGTGGTGTTATTGCGTTAGATTTAACTTCAGTTGCAAGTGCAGGTATAACAATTACAAACGCCTCACAAGGTCAATTTAAAATTAATAAACAGATCATTGATATTGACGCTGCAAATTACAAGTACGATATCCAAATCAAAGAAGCGGACAACGATGTCTATACGTGGGTTAAAGGTGAGTTTTTAATTGAATGTGATATTACTAGATAATGGCAACAGAAATAGATATAGCAGTAACGACAACAACGTATGATGTTACGATTGTTGCAGAGCCTAACGAATATATTGTAAATATAACTACTGGCGGTGGCGGAGGCGGAGTTCAATCCGTTACGGGTACAACCGTAGACAATACCGACCCGTTAAACCCAGTTGTAGGTGTGCCAACGTTTCAACAAGTAACAGATGCGGGCGCAACAACTGATAATACAATTTATGTTTCAGATGGTACTAATGAAACTTCAATACAAAATAGTCAAGTCCAAATATTAGATGGTCTTGGTAGTTATGCGCAAATGGGTGCACAAGGTGCTGTTTTTGTAAATGGAGATGGTACGGGTGCAGACCAATGTAGTGTAAGTTTGGCAGCTGCTTGGAGTACTCAACAAACAGGATTATTTTTATCTACACAAGACGGTATAGGTGCCGCAGCGTTAGAAATTAAACTAGCATCTGAATATTACACTGATTTACCAATTGAAAATATAGTATCAAACTATTTTATTCCTTTCAAACCTAGTGGAGATTATACACTAGCAACTTTAGATGATATTGGTGGCGGTGGTGTTCCTTACACAGGTGCTACGCAAGATGTTGATTTAGGAGAGTTTGGTTTACTTACTGGAAATATAGAGTTTGACAATACACCGACAAATATTCCTACTGCTGCGGGTTCAATGGTTTGGAACGATACAGACGGAACGGTTGATTTAAAGCTAAAAGGCGCAAATGTTACACTACAAATAGGTCAAGAACAAGTTATTAGAGTAGTAAATAAAACTGCTACAAACGTAAACCTATTAGAAGCAAATTATCAAGCGGTTAGGGTTACTGGAGCGCAAGGTCAAAGATTAAAAGTTGATTTAGCACAAGCCACAACAGACACGTTATCTGCTGAAACAATAGGACTTGTAACAGAAACAATCAACAACAATCAAGAAGGGTTCATAACGACAAGCGGACTTATACGAGGCATTAATACAACGGGTTCTTTACAATCTGAAACTTGGGCGGATGGGGATGTTTTATACTTATCGCCAACTGTTGCAGGTAGAGTTACAAAAGTTAAACCAACTGCACCAAATCATTTAGTGATTATTGGTTATGTTATTCACGCACACGCAACGCAAGGGACAATCTTTGTAAAGGTCGATAACGGTTATGAGTTAGACGAATTGCACAATGTTAAAATAACTACTGCTGCAAACGGTCAAGCGTTAACCTATACAAGTGCAACAGATATTTGGGAAAACAAAACAATAATTCAAGATAGTATTACAGACGGTGTTACAACGGTTGCGCCTAGTCAAAATTCAGTATTTGATGCGTTACAATTCACACGTAAATTAATAACTAACGGCACGGGTTCTGTAACAGGTACAACTTCGGAAACAATACTTACAAGCCTAACAATTCCCGCAAATACTTTAGATTCAAAATGTTTTATTTGGAGTACTATGGATTATTTCAAAACCAATAGCGGTTCGTGTACTTTAAGATTGTATGTTAATAGTGCAAATAGCT